CTGGCGGGCGTGGGCCTCACTGAGTCTGGCCAGGCTGACGGCCACCGGCCGCCGCCTCGTCTCGGGCCGCCCGCCGGGTTTCCTCGAAGGCCTCGTCGGCGGCGTCCTGCTCGGCCTGGGCGAACCGGTCGGGCGTCATCTGCCAGATCTCGCGCCAGATGGTCCGTCTCGGCAGCGAGCCGGCCGCCTGCGAGGCGGCCTGGGCCTTCTCCGACAGGCTGGCCCGGTCGGCCGGCTTCCAGACCACCTCGATGTCGTCGCGGCGCCCGCCCGAGGCCTCGAAGGACAGGGCCATGGCGGTCGCCAGGGCGTCGCCCGCGCGGGCGCACAGGTCCTCGACCTTGAACACCAGGGTCTCGCGCGAGGCCGAGGCGCCGGCCGCGCTGCCCGTGGCCGCGTCGGGGTCGAGCAGGTAGAGCGGCGTCTGCGACACGGCCGCGAGTTGCCGCAGCTCGTCCTTGACGGCGGTGAGCAGCGGCGTCACGTCGGTGTAGGCGGACTCCTCGACCTTGGCCCCGAACGGCAGCCGCCACATCGCCGCCGGGCCGGACTTGAAGATGTCCTCGTAGTCGATCTTCCGGCCGGCCTGGGGGTGGCCCTCCGGGTACTCGTCGGGCAGGTCGCCGGAGATCCAGCGCTGCCGGAACGCCTGCATGACGGTGATGGCGAGGCGCTGGAAGATGGTGTGGTTGATCCGGTCCAGGGCGGCCAGGTGGCGCTCGAACTGGCCCAGGCCTTTCTTCGCCCGGCAGGCGACGACCGGCACGCGCGACAGGCCCACGCGTTCCGGGCCGCCGGCCCACTCCCACGACCGGGAGGGCGACCAGCGCTGCCCCGAGTCCGGGATGCTCGACACCCGCCCGGGCCGGGCCGCCAGCCTGGCCCACACGCCGGCGTCGTCCTGCCACCACAGGAGCAGGCAGTCCTCGCCGGCCTGGGCGTCCCAGCCGGCCAGCAGCGCGGCGCTGGACTCCCAGGGCCGCGCCGGGACCGGCTCGACCGCCGTCAGCCACGGCGACGGGACCGACAGGGCGCCGTCGTCGCCCGAGACGCGCAGGTAGCCGCAGCCGTAGACGGCCATGTCGGTGAACAGGTCGCGCGCCTGGACCCCCATGTGGTTGGCGGTCCAGCGGGCCATGGCCTCCCGGTCGCCCTCGTCGTCGTCGGCCGTCGAGGTCTTGAACCCGGCGGGGACCATGCGCGAGGTCACCGCCTCGGCGATCAGTTCCGCGACGTTGAGCCGGGCCAGGTCCTTGAACCGCCGGTAGGCCGCCCGCATCGCCTCGCCGCCGCCGTCGGGCACGGGCGCCTCGCCCAGCCAGTGGGCGCGCAGCCGGCCGAGCCTGGGGAACCCGTCGCCCAGCCTCGTCGCCAGCCGGTCCAGCCACCAGTCGGGGGTCCCTGGGGTCGACGGATCGATCACGGCCCGGCCCCCCTTCTAACCCGGACCCGCCGGGTTCTTGCCCTCGCGCTCGCCCGGCCACAGGCCCGTCGCGTCGTGGAACCACTGGGAGGCCGCGCGCTTGGCGACGACCGGGCTCAGGTACTTCAACAGGTGCGTGTACAGGGCCGTCCAGGGGTGCGGCGAGGCGACCCACTTGGCCAGGCCCGGACCCTTGGTCCAGTACCACTTCAGGTAACCCCGGGAGCCCGGCTTGGGATCCGCCACCACGTCGATATGGCCGACGGCCATGCCACCCCCTAAAGGCCTTCGATGGCGGCCGTGGAACGGCCGCGGTCCGCGCGGGCGGCGCCGGCGTCCGGGTCGGGCCCGATCCTGGCCGGCACGAACCGGGCGTGTTCGTGGCGCCCGGTCTCGCCCCGGGCCAGGAACTGGGCCCTGGCCTCGTAGGCGAGCGTCGCCGCCATGGCGGCGTCGATCTTCAGCGGGGAGCCTTTGGCCTCCTTGCCGATGACGTCGCCGGCCCGGCGCCGCCAGACCCGCGCGTTGAGCAGGTGCCGGATCAGCCGCCGGTCGGCGAAGACCCGGGCCGTCCCCGCCTGGACCGCCGTGTGAAGCCGGTTCAGCGCCGCCGCCATCGGCGTGTCGTTCTTCGTCCACCAGCGGACCGCCGACTGGGGCCCGGCCTTGACCCTGAGGCCCTGGCCGAACTCCGTCTCCCAGCGGTCGATGGAGTCTTGCCAAAAGGGCGGGTCGGCGAAGAACCCGACCACCTCCTGGCGGGCGAACGCCTCGGCCACCGCCGCGTCGAAGGCCTTCTCGTCGACCCGCCAGCCGGCCGCCTCCGGCCCGTCGGGCACCTCGTCGAGGCGCACGACGAAGAGCAGCCCGTCGGAGACGCGGCAGCCCGCCAGGGCGGTGGCGTCGTCGGCCACGGCGCCGTCGAAACCCAACGTGATCTGCTCGCCGGGCAGCACCACGTCCTTCCAGGCCTCGCGCTCGCGGCCCCGCTCGACGGCGGCGCGCCATTCGTCGCGGCCGGTCAGGCACGGGTCGATCTGCTGCGGGGTGAGCCAGGCGTTGCCGGCGGCGGTGACCGCGTTGAGGTAGTAGCGCATCGAGTCGCGGACCGCGTGACGGGGGTCGAAGATCTTGTCGATGATCGCGTCGGCGTCGTTCCAGCCCAGGGCTTCGCCGTAGGCCTCGGCGACGCCGGCGCGCAGCTTGGCCTCGTCGGCCAGCTCGTCCTGCCCCAGCGGGCTCCAGCGGTGGTCGTACAGCATCCTCGTGCGGCGGGCCTTGCCCTCGGCGATGGCCTGGGCGTAGGCGTAGGTCCGCTCGGCGACGGAGTCCTCGCCGGGCGCGTACATCGTCGTCGTCTCCAGGTACCACGGCTCGGCCCGCCGGCCCCGCTTGGCCAGGTTCCGCGTCACCGTCGTGTACATCGCGCGGAGCTCGCGCGTGTTGTACAGGTGCGACTCGTCGAAGACCGCGAACGTCTCCTTGCCGCCGTCCTTCGAGGCCGCCCCGGCGGTCGACGGGCGGATCTCGCCGCCGTTGTGCAACAGGATCCTGGTGCTCCCGGGATCCATGCCGTAGGCCTTCAGGGCCGACAGCGGGCCTTGCTCCAGGTTTCGCTGAACCATGTCGTAGACGTTGCCGGTCTGGTTCTCCTCGGTCGCCATGACCCGCACGAACGGGTACCGCACTGGCCGGCCCATCGGCTCGCCCGGGAGGTAGGCGTACGTCTCGCCCAGGAACTCGAAGGTCTCCCCGCCGGAGGCCCACCCGGCGAAGCGGCACGGGCCGCAGCCCTCGAACAACACCAGCTCGGACGCCAGGCCGGACTTGTTGGCCCCCTTCGGCCGGGACAGGAACGCCGAGTCGTGCAGCCGCCGGCCCGCCCGGTCGAGGCCGTAGCAGTCGACCACGAACCCCGAGTACTCGTCGCCGTGGCGGATCGGCTCCCCCTCGACGTCGCCCGGGCCGTGGACCACGAACGTCTCGACCCACCACAGGCCGAGCCATCCCAACGACCGCGACCGGTCCAGCTCGGGCGAGGCGATGACCTGCCGCGCCACCCGGTCACACGGCCTTCAGCAGCCGGCCCCGCCTGTCCTCCAGCGACGCGACCGTGGCGCTGGCCGGGCCGACGGGCGCCTCCTGCGGGGTCTCGATCTCCACCCTCAGGCGCAGCCGGTCCTCCGGCGTGGCGCCGAACTTGGCGACCCGCAAGCGGATCTCCGAGGCGAACTCCCAGCGCTTGTTGTGCCACATCGCGTGATGCATCAGCGCCGTGTCCAGGAGGAAATCCCAGTCCGCCTCGGACAGCATCCGGGCCGCCTGCGGCGACCGGCGCCAGTGGTTCCACCAGCGCCGCGTCATCGGGTGCCAGTCGATCAACTCGCCGTCGGCGTCACGCCCCAGAGCGCCTTTCGGCAACGTCGGGCCCAAGGGTTTGGCGCGCTTGACCAGCTTGGTCATCCGATGGTCGTTCCGCGTCCTGGTGTGAGTCCGCTGGGGACTCGGCCCCCGCCCCGCCATCGTCGTCTCCTTGCCAGGAATCGCCCGCCCGCGCCGGGCGTCGATGAAAGCCTCACACTTCTGCGCACAGCGAGTCGCAGAACGCCCCCGGTATCGCGCCGGGAATGCCCGGGGGGGCTCCCACCCCGGGGCATTGGCCCGCATATCCCGCGGGGATCATGGAATTATCCCGGGATGCGCGGGAATAACGCGAGAATTGCCGCCCGACTTGGCCGCGTTCCCCTCGCGGCTCGATTTGTGGAAGTGGTGCCAGTCGCACAGCGCCCGGAGGTTGGCGTCCCGGTGGTCGTCCCCGGCATCGACGTGGTCGACCTGGCCGGCCGGCAGCCCGCACCGGGCGCCCGTGTCCGCCCGCACCCACTGGCATCGGCGGCCGTCGCGCTCCAGGACCCGCCGGCGGATCTCCGGCCAGTCCTTCGGCAGGCGCCGGCGCCTCGTGCTGCCGCGCCACGCCCCCGCCACGCTACTTCTTCTTGCCGCGCTTCTTGCGCCCGCCACAAGCCACGCCGGCCCCCAGACATGGAAGACCGCCCTTGCCGGGCCCGGTCACGGGCTGGGTAGCGGGGCGGTTCGTTGACCTCTCGCGAGGATGACCAAAGTTTGTTGCAGGAGTGCGGTTCGTGTCAAGCACCCTCGGCATCACGGCGTGTCGCGGCCTCGCGGAGCGCCCTGGCGTCGCCCAACCGGTAGGCCGGCTTGCCGCCCACCGAGCCGTGGGACACGAGCTTCCCGGCCTTGACCCACCGCGACACGTCCCACCTCGGGATGACCGACGCCAGCTCCCGCTGGGTGACCAGGCAGTCGTCGGCCCACGCCCGCCGGTCGGCGATGGTGCCCCGCACGTCGAGCAGCTGCCCGCAGGCGCACCGCGCCAGCGTCCTGCCCGGGTCGGCGAACACGTCGGCCCGGCACGACGGGCACGGCCCCAGGTGGTCCTTGTCGGGCGGCCTGTCCACCAGCCTGCGCACCCGCCCGGCGCAGTCGCCGACCTCGTCGCACAGCTCGCCGGCGGCCTCGTGCCGGCGCCAGCCCGCCAACGCCGCCAGGATGCCCCGGGCGATGGCCGGGCCCGTGTCCTCGGGCCACCCCATCACGCCGTCGTCGACGCCGACCCTGGCCCACGCCACCAGGCAGGCCTTGACCTCGTCCCGGACGGCCACGGCGTCCCACCTGGGCTCGGCCGGGGACGCCGCGCCGCCGCCCCGACCCGCGCCGCCCACCCGGTCGCGGCGCCCGACCCGCTCCTCGACCGCCGCCCACAGGCCCGCCAGGTCGGCCAGGTCGGCCCGCAGCCGGTTCTCGCAGCCCGGGCACAGCAGGCCGTCCCGGCGCGGGGCCGAGCACGACGGGCAGCACGCGCTCACGCCGCCTCCCGGTGGTTCTCGCCGGCCCGGCGGGATTCGGCGAGGCGGCGGGCGGCGTCGTCGCGCCGCCGGCGGGCCCCCTCCCGGTCTTCGCCGGCTTTCCACGCCCCGAGGCAGTCGCGGTGGCAGGGCGCGCCGGGCCAGGCGGCGCGGCCCGGCCAGTCCGGCGGCGCGCCGGTCTGCCACATGGGGTCGTGGATCGGCCCCCCGCAGACGGCGCACGCCTTGGGCGCGGTCTGGGGCACTTTGGCGGCGGCGCAGTCGCGGCACACGTCGGCGCCGGCCCAGGCGGGCTGGGCGCCGCCGGCGGCCCAGGCCGCGCCGAAGTCGGCCCGACACCACAGGCACCGTTTCGCCGTGGTGGGCGGGCTGGCGGGGCGGCGGGCGGCGGCGAGGCGGCCGGCCTCGGCGCGCACGTCGCCGGGGGCGACGCGCCGGCCCGTCTGGCCGGACAGGCTCTGGACGAGGCTGCGGGCGGCCTCGAGGGCCTGGCCGTCGCGGAGCCCCTGGAGGCCCTCGGCCCACGTGTCGGCGACCGCGCCGGCGGCGGACGGGTCGGCCCAGGCGAGGCCGGCGGCGGCCAGGGTCTGGACGACGCGGGCGGCCTCAGCCCGGTTGGGCGTGCTCACGGGTCTCCTCCTCGGTCGATGATGGCTTGCAGGGCGGCGATGCCGGACGTGCGGGCGGGCGTCGGCGGCGGTTGGGCGCGGGGCGGCGGGTAGCGGTGGGCCAGGTCGTCGCCCCACCGGTCCTGGTTGAGCCAGGTGGCCGGGTCGGGCACGAAGCGCGGTTCG